CACGAACGCCGGGCAGCGGTAGTAAGTGGACGTGTCCAGGCGCTCGCAGTGGACGAACTGGAAGCCCATGTAGCTTTCGAGCTTGCCGTTCTTGAGCACCATCTGATCGTTGTATTCGCGACCGATGATCTGCGCTTCCTTCATCAGGTCGTCGATCATCTTCGCGTTGACGACGCAAATCAGGGGATCGCGGTCAAGGTCAACCTGCGCGGCCAAGAGCTTGCGCTTGGCGCCGCGGAGTTTAGCGACTGTCAGGCCGGTATTGCTCGCCGCTTCGTAGTTCACCGCGATCTGAAAGTTCGAGGTGTCAAACGCAGTCGTTGAGCCGCCAGTCTCACCAGTCAGTGCCGAGCCCCACATGGAACGGATGATCTCGTCATCCATTTCACGGCCAATCGCGTTCAATGCGTTTTGCACCTTAGCGCTCGACGGGTCGTTGAGCATTTTCAACTGGTCGAAGTGGTCGATAACCTGCGTCACGTCATAGGACACAGGGGCCACCCAGCGCCGGCTAACCGTCGCGTTGACGGGAACCTTGGTCTGGAGTTGACCGGTAACAAGCGAAGCCTCGATTGCTTCCTCGCGCTCCACGGCCACCGCCTGCTTAACGCCGGAGGTGGTCGAGGTCATCACGTAGGGACGAAGTACGGAACCAGCCTGTTGCAGGCCAAGTTCCAGGCTCGCCTTGAAATCCTGGGCGAACAGGGTTGGATTGTAGTTGAGCGACATTGCCGCTTGCCTCTTTTCGAACATGAACGCGCGCGAATAGGGCCGCACGCACACACCCTCGAATGGGCGCTTGTCTGCTAGGCTTTAACGGGTCCGTTAGGCTTGTCCGCGGCCGTCACAGGTCGAACATTCAGTCGCCTGTTTTCGTTGCATTTGACTCGCTAGCAAGTTGTTGCGGCCTCGCCCCCCTTGGCCTGCGATGACGTGCCCAAGACGGAAGGCCGCGCAGGGTGGCTTGGTATGCTCGGGCGGACCGCGCGCCCGCTGGAACTATTCCGCCTGGGTATCCTGCTTTAATCGCTCTACCGATTTCTGCACGTTGGCGCGGGTCCGAGATACCGGCGCCTCGCCTATCTCGATCCACCGCCATAGCTTGTCGGCAATTTCGAAGATGGGGGCAATCTCTCGATTGGGCGCGTTGAGACTGGCGGCCATCTTTAGGGCCTCCAGTCGCATTAGTTCGCGGTCTGGCTTGGTCACTTACGCCTCCGCGATCCGGCGCAGTTGCTGCCACTCGGACAGGGCAGCCGCGTGCCCAGGGTCATCCGATCGCATAAGCGCCCGTGACTTCGCAGGGTCCGCCTTGAACCCGTTGATCGCCGCCCGCGCCTGATCCTTCGTCATGCCGCGGTGCTGGCCGTCACTCGCCACAAATCCGGCCTCAACCTTGGCTTCGCCTACCAAATGCCCGAGAGCAAATAGTGCCTTCGTGCCGATCGTGCGTTCTAGGCCGTCAACTTGTTCGTCGGTCAGTCCAAGTTGCTTGCGAGCAACGTCAAAGCCACGCTGAGCAATATCGTAGTACGCCGGCCACTTGTCACCCATTTCCAATTTGAGCCGTTCCGCGTCTTTTGCGGTCCTTTCGACGTAGGCATTGTGCGCCGCCTCTTGCTGTTTCTGGGACATGCCGAGCACTTCGGCCACGAGCCCCTGCGCTTGCTCATTCGTCAGATTGTGCTTGTGTAGAACGCCGGTCCACTCTTTCAGGGCTTCCGGCTTCATTGCTTTGGCGACTTCGCCTAGATCGTACTTGTCCGCCCCCTCTGGAACCCCAAGCGCGGCGAAGATCTTCGCCCTGCCTTCTTTGTCTTCCGGCTTCGGCATTTCGAACTGCGGCCGGGACGAAAGAGCCTTTTCCGCGTTTATGTAGGCTTCGGCCAGCGCCGTTGGGCCTTTGAAGCCCTTATTCTGCACATAGCTCGTGATTTCCGGCTTAGCATCCGTGCCCAACCATGAAACGTCCACGGCCTGGGTCTGCGTAGTGGTTGCCGTTGTCCCGGTGTCTGTCGCAACTGCTTGCCCTGTGTCGGTTGTCATGTGTTCTCCCTCATTTCCGCGATCGCGGCTCTAATCTTCGTCTCATCGTAGTCAAGCACCGTCAACACGCGGTTGACCACTTCCCGCCTTGCAGCGAGCACTAAGGTACGGTTTGGGCTGTCTACCGAATAGCCGGGGCCGAAATAGTCGGAAAAGCGCATCAGGCCAGCGAGGATAGCTTTACCATCAGCATGGATAGAGCCGCTTTCGTCCAATAGCGCCCGGCGCCACGCATGAGCCTCTTTGCTCTTGCGGCTAATAAAGGCTTCGGCTGCGTCCTCACTCATGAAAAAGCGCCCGAATTGTCTGAATGTCGCCTTGGCTGATCGGCGGATAGTAGTCAGGCGCGACCCAGCAACTCGACGCCATCAGCGCGCGGCGCTTGGCTTCCAAGATGCGAGCCTTAATTGCCCTCTTGGCATCTAGTAGCTTCTTGACGGTCAGCGGGTCCGCTGTAGGCACTAAGAACCCCGGCTAATAGCTCCAGCCTGGGCAACGTCCTTAATGGCAGTCGCTAGGCCCGGCGCGGTCGCAGCCATCTGCGCTGCTTGAGCCTGTTTTGCCCTATTTTGACGCTTGGCGTCAATGACTTCGCGATCAGCGAGGATTTTCTCAGGCACTCCCAAGACCCGCGCCCGGTGCCGGGCCAGTTCATCCGGCTCAACGTTGTCAATGATTTCCGGCGCGAGTTGGACAAGCGGCGCGAGACCTTGCAGCCAAATATCCACCGCTTCGATTTCCTCGATCTTCTGGAGCCGGTTTAGCGGGCTATCGTACTCGATCCGGTATTCGCCCTGATATTCGATCAAGACATCTGGCATGGGCGGCAACAGGTTTTGCCTGGCGAGGATGTCAATTTCCCGCTCTATGAGTTTGCCCAGGAATTCACTCTGTGCGCGCCCAACTGTGGGGGCCAATAGCTGGCCCTTTTCCTGCATCCGCGCGCGGACCTCTGTGGCCGTCATCTGCGGTGCTTGTACTAGGATTTGGAATAGGGATAGCAACGCGGCGTCGTTTACCACCGCTTGCGAAGCCGTGAGCATTTCCAGGCCGATGTCTACCCGCGCCCCCGTCACCAGCGGCTGAATGAGCGGGCGCCCTTCGGCGCTTACCCCGTAGTAGTTCAGCCCGCCGGGGCGCAGGTCAGGGGTCATGCCTTTGGCATTCGTCCCAACCGCTAGCCCGCCTTCGTCGTGGAGCAGAAGCGGCGGGTTAACAACCTTTTCGGCCCCCTTGATGATGGCCTTGCGGGCCTCATTGAGCATCTTGATTTCAGGCAGGACTTGGCACGCCCACCCGCGGCCGTACCACTCGCCAGGCGACACCTGATAGCGATAGACCGGCATAGGCCAAGACCAGTAGCCACCCTGCCGCATCATCTTCTTACCGGTGATGCTCAACTCATAGCTAAGCCACGGCATGGCGCCTTGACCCACTTGGCCTTTGCGGTCTTCGTTGGGCTTCACGCAGTGGAGAAACTTGAACTTCCGAAACGGCTCTTTCTCTGCGCACTTGCGGATTTCTTCGGGTAGATCCTCGCCATAGCGCTGCAAGGCGGCCCGAGCCGTCATATCAAACTTGCGGTGGATCGTGTCCACCTGGCCCCATTGGTTGATGGAGAAGTAAAGCTCCGCAAGGGGCACCGATCGATAGCGCAGTCCGCCGCCTAGACGATCCTCAACGAACATCGCCGCGTTGCCAAACACACCGCCCGACAGGTACGCATCATGAGCCTGGCCGGCAAAGTCCGCGTGGGGGCTGTAGCGCTCGCGGAAGATGATTTCTTCCACTTGGTCGAAGTACTGGCGGACTGTATCGTCTTCGTTGAGTTCCGTGATGCTGGCCGTGATCCGGTGCCACTTGGACCCGCGCGGGGTCATAAGGCTGTCGATCGCGGATGCGTGCCGCTCCGCTGCTATCTGGGCAGTGCTGTCGTATTGGTTCTGTGAGTTCTTGCTGCCCTGCGTACGTTCGTTGGTCGTGAACCATCCGTGGTCCGGCAGAACGCGCTCGGACACCTCTTGCCATAGCGTATCGAAGCTAGAGCGCTCATTCTCCAACTGGCTTTGGTGCTTTAGGATGTCGTCGAGGCTATGCATGGCTAGGTGATATCCGGCCGGAATAGGGTCATGGTCCAGCTTTCGAGCGTGATCGTCTCGCCTGCGCTTGCCAGCTGTCCGGTCAACACCAGGTCAAAATCGTTTGCCGTGTTTTGGACTGGCGCGGGCAGAGCGTTGGCGGACGTGCCAAAGCCGCCCGTGTGGCCGCCGCTTGATGCGGTCACGGTCTGCGAGGAAGCCGAGTTACGGTTAGCCACCCGGCGAAGGTCTACCAGTGTCGCCGTAGTCGTAACCGTGTAGTTCATGCAGACCGTACCCGCTAGCCCGCCAATGCGCAGCCGTGCGTTCTTGTTGTTCGCGGAATTGGTATAGCTCCACGAACTGTGGACCATGATTTGGCCCTGAACGCCCATGGCCCCACCCTTGACGGTCACGCTCGCCAGCGTTGTCTCGGAGGTTGTTCCCGTGAGCGCCGCAGCGGCGCCGCCCTGCCCCAACACACGCGGGACATGCCGCCATACGGCCGCGCCGGTCGTGCTGGTGACGCACTGGAACACGTTGCCCGTTGCGGTGTTAAACCAGTAGTCACCAACCCGCACCCCGTCCGCCGCGTCGTCCCCGCTTGTGGGGTCAACCGCCGCCGTGAAGTTGCGCGGGGTAATCGCTCTTTGCAGGGTTACAACGCCGCTCATGCTATGCCCTCAGATATTCGGCTAGGTAGTGCTCTAGCTGGATTGTGTCGCCCGCTACGGTCTTCTGCCCGCTAATCACAAGGCTTGTTGCGCTTGCCGTATTCACCGCCGCTGTCCCGCCCGCATTGCCGTCTGCCGTGCTCGCGTCGTTGTTGCTGATCGACGTGTAAACCTGGCTTGAAACAGTGCGATTGCTGATGAATATGATTGTCGAAGATCCTAGTTGCGTAGTGCGGGTCGGCCCCCAGACCACAGTACCGGCCGCCCCAGACCAACGGCAGCGCAGCGTTTTGTTGTTCGCGTTGCTGTTGTAGGTAAGCCGGATGTGCACCCGCAGAATACCGCTAGGCCCCAGAAGCCCCGCCGGCACATTG